GTATGTTAAAGAATGAAAAAACCGAAGATGAAAAGTATCTTGAGGAGTTAAAAAATAAATTATGATAGGTTTATTTTTTGTAGGTATGGGTGTTATATTAATAGGTGCTTTAATTATTTGGTATGTAATTAATAATTATGTTTTAAAAGATGATGAGTGATAAAGATATAGAGGAATACCATAACATAGGTCGTAAGATAAAGTTTACTGATAAATATAACTATATCCAAGGTAGACAAATCAATGAACATGGATCACGGACCTATGATATAGGTGGCTATAGACTTCCGTCGGTGACTACGATATTAGGGGCTACTAAAGATCAACAATTTTTAAAAGACTGGAAGGCCAAAGTTGGAGAAAAACGAGCTGAAGAAATCAAGAATCATAGTAGTAGGCGGGGAACTGCCATGCACAAGTTCCTCGAATCTTATGTGGAAGGAACTGGCTACGATGATCTTACAGCAATCGGACAAGAGGCGAAGCCCATGGCCGAAAAAGTTATTGAAGTGGGTCTTGCGCCAGTTGAAGAGTGGTATGGGTCGGAAGTTATGCTACATTATCCTGGGTTATATGCTGGGTCTACTGACTTGGTTTGCTTACATAACGGTGTTGAAACTATTATAGACTTTAAACAATCTAATAGACCTAAAAATAAAGATTGGATAGATGACTATTTCTTACAAATTGCTGCATACGCCATGGCCCATGATTATGTTTATGGGTCCATGATTCGTAAAGGTATTATCATGATATGTACACCAGATTTATATTACCAAGAATTTTCGTTCACGGACCATGAACTAAGGCAATGGAAACATAAGTTTTTGAAAAGATTGGACATGTATCATGACCTAATTTATGATGAAAAAGAACAAGCAAACGTTAATATTACAAAGGAGGATTTTAATGAATGATAACTTGTTTAGAACGCTTCTAAAAAGATACGAAGCTGAGATAGAAGATGCACACTATAAAATAGATTGCATTAATGATCACAACTTAGTAATACCAGAACATGTAGATATTACTGGTGAAATAGACGCTTTACTAGGTAAAATAGGCAAAGCAGAAGAAAAATTGTCCGTAATGAGGAAATATTATGGCAAAAAAGAGGCAAAGACAGTACTATAAGAGATATATCAGATAAATTAGATGTTGTTAAAAAAAACATGAAAAGTTTTTGTCTTTTTGTCAGAATGAGCTAAAAGTGTTGGTATTACTAGCTAAAGTGGTGACAAAAACTATGACAGAAATTGTTTTACTGACATAAATTTATGTCATATTTAGACATCAGTGGTGCCTTCGCGCGCGCGTAAAGCTGTTTTTTGATAGGTGATTTATCTGGTATATCTCTTATAGGGGTGATAAAAGAGCTTATGCCTAGGAAAAGAAGAAAAGCTATCGCCTCAATAACTCCCGACATACCTTATCCGAAAGTCCGAGTGGAGTGGATCGACTGTGTGAGCGATTCGGGCTGGGCTAATGAAAAAGAGTTTGACAAGATGAAACTAGCTAGACCTGTTAACGAGGGTTGGTTGTATTCAAAAGATAAAAACTCTATAAAACTATTTGCATCATACGATAGAGAAGATGATGGTAGTTTTAGTTTTGGGGATCGGACGATGATTCCTCGGAATTGGGTGAAGAAGATTCAGAAGATATAACTTCACCTTCTATTTGTTTTGCTTGTAGTAAAGGTGCGTAATCTTCAAGTATTTGTTTCATTTTATTCTCTAATTCTTGTTCTGTCATATCTTCAAGTTTACCAGTTTTAATAATTTTACGATCAATATATAGCCCTGCAGCTTTACCCCTATTTGTTTCGGCATTTACAGCTGATGAGAAGGATCCTTTTTTAAGTGCTAGTTCTTTAATACGATCTAACTCTGCAACATGTCCTTCAAATGTTACCATATATTTCTGTAATTTCTCCTCTCTAAGCTTTCCGATATAGTCCACAACTAAAGGGTGTATCTTGGGATTTGTTAATTCATATCCTTCCTGTCTACATCTATTGGGACTAAAGCCTGCTAATTTGGCTGCCTCTGTCTTTGTAAGTGCTTTGCCATTATCACCGAATACTAATAATTCAGCAAATTTGCGTTGCATTTCTGTTAGTCTTTTTGGTACACCCATATTTGACAATTTAAGTCAAGTGTCCTATATTGTCAAGGTATGAAAGATGACGTTATAGAAGGCTATAAAGAAGTTATAAAAATGTTAAAAGTTGAAATACAAGATTTAAAAAAATATCAATCTGAGTGTATAAGATTAGAAAATCTCTTGCATGGTTATAAAAAAGTGATAGAGGAATTAAGTAGTCAGGTGGTAAAAAAATAATGTACGTTAAACACCTGCAAGAGTATTTAGAAAAGTTTACTGAAGGGCAGCAAGGTCGTAGAGGTAACGCAGTCAGTGATGCTAAGATTTATATCATGACTAATAAAGGATACCTAGAGGAAATTAAACGGATTGAAGTTCACCAAAGTAATAATCCAATGGATACTTCCTTGCGTGTCGTGTTAAAACCAAACCGAGAAGAAAGATTAATTTTACCTCCTGGTTATATAAAAGATTATTAACCAAAGGATTTACCCAATGCAATGGGGCCAGAAACTAGATTATATAAAAAACTTAAAAATGTTTCCAAAGATATTGTTTGGACAAGGCTTGAAAACCAAAGCTTATTTGGGACTCCTGATTTACTGGGTTATAATTCTAAGTGCACCTTTTTCACAGTAGAACTTAAAGTAGCTAACGGCAATAGAGCTCGCTTGTCTCCTCATCAAGTATCGTTTCATTTCCAACATCCTAACAATTCTTTTGTGCTTGTGGAGTGGAAGAATAAACATCTATTATTTGAAGGCAAGCAATCGCTTGCGCTTGTAGATTCTCCGTTGTCATCGCTTGATCCTATTGTTGATTCGCTTGAAGATTGTGTGAAGTATTTGTCTAGCTTGTAGGTTTAATCTACCTCTACTGCTCTCATAAAATCAAATTCTATAACTATTGTACTGTCTTTAGTATTCATAGATGGTTTTATAATTATATGCTCACATGGGCAATTATTTAACCACTCATCAAAATATTTTGTGGCATAATCTCTTATTTCTTTTTTTGTAATTTTTTTCATTTTATTCTTCCTCTATCATCTCAACTAATAATTTAAACTCTTCAACGGGGTCGTGTTGTGTTTCGTCCCATTGTTTAATATTAGTTTTTAATATCTTTTTTATTTTATTTAATTTGTTTTTGTATGGGTTAACAACTTCAAACGCTCGGTCATAACCCCTTTTTTCTGCAAGATCTTCATCCTCTCGTATGTCCAATCCTGCGCTTTCACACTCTTGTATTATACACTCTTCAACTTCATATTGTGGTGTCATTTCGTTTAAACAAAAATAATGTTTTGGTAGTTTCATATTATCCCTTCTGCTCGCTCGCTTGTATGTTTTGATTAAAATGTAAATCTCTGTCTTGCTCATTTACATAAACAAAATAATCATCGGAAAATCCATAATCCATATTTATACAATCGCAAATATCCTCTATATCAACTACAAATTTTCTTTTTTCTGTTAAATTATATCCATATAGTTTCATATTATCCCTTCTGCTTGCTCGTTTACCCGTGTGGGTTTTGATTGAACCTTTTTATTTGTTTTGTTGTTAATTTATTATACACGGGGTTTTCATGAAATTGTGCCGTGTTATGCTCTTCAATACAGGTTATACTTACACAACCATTGTGATAATTACTAATTGCATCCGATATTATATTTTGCAATTCTTTAATATCTGTTTTTATTTCTTTAACAGTAAATTCTCTTTTATTTTTTGGTTTATCTGTAAGATATTTAACATCTGTATCTACAATAAATCTTGCCATATTATCCTTTCTCGCTTGTCGCTTGTATAGAACTCAACACTTCAGCTAATTCATCTTTATTTTCTACTTCTAATCTATGTGTGTAGTCGCTTTGAGTATCTTTGTGCACTGTAATAACTAAATTATTATTGTTATGAAATTTTGATTTTTCTATTCTTATCTCATACCCTTTATAGTTAAGCCATAAAACATCATCAACTAATTCTAAATTGTTTAATGTATTTTTCATATTATCCCTTCTGCTCGCTTGTCGCTTGTTAGTTTTAAATTATGGCTTTTTCTATATGACATTATGCACTCACAAGCGTTCAACTCTTGCTAGTAGTCAAGCGGGTAAAATTTAAAAGAATACCCCTTCTCATACCTACCATAATTATTCGTACAAAATTAAACATCTTGTACAAATTTTCTAAATGGGACGCCCAAGTTTATTTTGAGTGATATATCATTACGTCCCATCATTTGAACAAA